GCTACATTTCTATCGCCCGAGGTCATTACTAGACCTGAGTTATAACCAACTGCTACGTTGTAATCACCTGTGGTGGCAGCATTTAATGAAGAAGAACCAACGGCTGTGCTGCCTACAGATGAGACGCTACCCTGCATAGAAGCATTGCCGATTGCTGTATTGTAAGAAGATTCTGTGTTAGCTGATAAAGCATAATATCCAACAGAAACATTTCCTGCGCCTGTGGTATTTGCATCTAAACAGTTATAACCCACTGCTATATTGCCAGTGGCTGATGTGTTAGCTAATAAAGCATTTGTACCGAGAGCGACATTATTACCGCCTGAGGTGTTGGCTGTTAAAGCGTTATGGCCAACAGCTATATTATTTCCTCCGTCCAAGCAAGCTGTCAATGATAGATAACCAAGTGCTGTATTATAACTACCTGTAACACTTGATGTTAAAGCAGATTTACCAATCGCTGTATTACCCGCTGTTGTAGTAAGATTAGCTAAAGCAGTAGTACCCATCGCTACATTATTAGTGCCTGTGGTAATATCTTGCATACAAGCATAGCCAACAGCAGTATTATCAGCTCCTGTTGTATGTGCACCAAGTGCGTCTCTACCAACCGCAGTAGAAAAACTACCTGTAGTTGTAGCTGACATAGCACCGTAACCTAAAGCAGTATTATGAGAACCTGTAGTATTAGCGTCTAAAGTTAAAGAACCCACCGCAGTATTTGCTGCGCCTGTGATGTTGGCTCCTAAAGAAGCGTAGCCGACTGCCGTGTTGTCAGCTGATGTGGTGGTAGCGTCTAAAGCTGCATACCCCACGGCAACATTATTATCACCCGTAGTGATCGCCGTACCCGCTTCATCACCGACAACCACGTTGTAATTGCCTCCAGACTCAATGGTATTACCTGCGTTGACGCCTGCTCTGAAGTTTGAGGTTCCAGCTGAAGCGGTGATGATGTCTGCACCATCTGCATACGTTACGTCTGCTGCAAAGTTGACAGCGCCGTCTACGTCTACGATGTCTAGGTTAGATGTTCCATCGATGTCAATGTCGCCTGAGATATCTAGCGAAGCGCCTGTTAGGACACCTGCAACTGCAAGCGTAGAAGCCATGTCTACAGCCCCGTCAATATCGACAACATCAAGGTTGGATGTGCCGTCAATATCAATGTCTCCACTGATATCAAGGGAAGCCCCAGTTAAGACGCCTGCGACAGCTAATGTGCTTGCCATATCCACAGCGCCATCGATGTCTACTACGTCTAAGTTTGTAGTTCCATCAACATCAACATCGCCTGAGATATCTAGATTTGTAAATACTGAGGTTCCTGCCGCAGTAACAATTCCTGTAGTCGTAAGATTTTCATTGCCGAAACTAATAGCACCAGAACTATCTGTGACACTGCCTGAACCAATCGTTAGCGTCCCTGCTGTCAGAGTGTCAAACCAACCCTTTAGCCATCTAACTCCTGTAGAACCTAGACTGTCTGTAGAGTCTGTGTCTGAAAGAATGTTTGAACCACTTGTTATTCCACCCGTCGCTACCTGCGTAGCTGTCGTGGTTAATACACCTGTGACGAGGGCAGTGGTTGCCATGTTCACAGCCCCGTCAATGTCTACGACGTCGAGATTCGTCGTGCCGTCTACGTCTATATCACCAGCAACAGTGAATCCTGCTGCTCCTACTAACTTCAAATCATCGGCACTCTCGTCCCAGAGCATATAAGCTCCTGACGTAGCCCCGAAGAGCTTTACATCATGGCCTGTATCGTCCACTCCTACCGTGACAGGACATGAAAACGTGGAGGTGGTGGTCAATGCAATAAGATCGGAACCGCCCACTTCAATAGTAATAGTGTCATCGGCAGATGCTCTGATACTGGTATCGTTATCAGTATCCAGATCAATTCGATTACCGTTAGTAACCATGTCGATATCGCCGTTTACCAGCAACGAATCGGCACTTTCATCCCAAAGCAAATAATTGCCTGATGTCGCTCCAAAGAACTTAACATCCTGTCCGGTATCATCAATACCAACGGTGAGCGTTCCGCCTAACTCAAGGTCTTCCAAGCACTCGTAGACAATCGCTCCAGATCCTGCCCCATCTGTCGAAACAATTTTTGCTTGACCTGCCGCGATGATGACATTCGCTCCTGATCCTTGAGTGAAGGTCAGTGCGTAACTTGTCGCGTTCCTGATGATCCATGTGTGAGATACCGTATTAGGGGCAAGCGTGACTGTGCAAGCCTGACCACCGCCGGTTAGTCTTAAAAATGTACATCTGAAACCGTCAGTCGCTCCGTCTGCCATTGTGATCGTGTGGGTAGAAGCATCTGCAACTGCCTCTGTCCCTGCGCCCATCGCTTCGCCAATAAGCTCGTACTGAGTATTGACGCTCGTGCCCCACGTTCCTGATTCATCACCAGTTGCGATTTCTTTCAGGCGGAGATCATTTACATAAGTTGCCATTTACGCTACCTCTTCCCAGTCAGGAGTCTGATCGGTATCCACCGCACTCCAACTGGGTGTTTGTGAATTAGAAATTGAAGACCAACTAGCCGTCTGACTTGTGTCAACAAGACCCCAGACCAAAACGCTTGTTGTAGATGCTTCAACTTGATTGCCAGTGAGATCAACACCTGCCTTGGCAACCACAGTAACATCGTTAGTAGACGCTGTGGACGCATCGCTTGTAACACTAATCGTGTTATTTGTTTCGAGAGAAATGCTACCAAGTGATAAAGTGAGAGCCGGACCAGTGACGCTGACAGAAGCAACGCCAGTAACAGTGACCGAGTTAGTGCTTGCGGTAACTGAGTTGCCAGTGACCGGACAGATACAGGCATTCGCTGAAACAGTAACGGTTCCAACGGAAGCTGTTGAGCCTGATATTGACTCTTCTGCATCACCCCAAGTGCTTTCGCCCCAAGCGATATTGCTGGAGTTCCAACCTTGCCATGCGACTTTTGCATTTTGTGCCACATCTCACTCTTTAGGCGATTCTTATAATCGCGTTACTTGCATCTGCTGCCGGGAAGGTGATCGTAAAGTCACCTGCTGTTGATGTCTTGTCACCTCCAAAAGCGAGAACAACGACTGCACGATTCGCGCTACCTCCGGTAGTGCTGGAGTTATAAATCAACGCACCGTTTGCGGTTATCGTGGCTGAACTCCATGTGCTATCCGCGAAGTCTGTCAGAGCTGTCGTTCCAGAAGTGGAAGGATCGACATTAGTTAGCGTATTTCCTCCCGCACTGTAGTTCGTTCCAGAAACCTCATTAGTTGCAGAATACGCAGTTGTTGATGCTGCCAAAGTAACACTTGATGTATAGAGTGCTATCTTGAATGTGTTACCAGTTCCTGTAGTCGTAGTCGTGCCACCGCCCGATCCATTGTGGAAATTGTGAATTCCTTGCAATAGCTCTGACTTGAAACTGGTACATACCGCTTGTGTAATTGCCATCAGAATTTCCTCAAAATATCCGCCATGTCTTCGTGGCCTTGTTGTGTCAAAAGATTTAAGAGCGTCGTTCTGTCGCTCTGAATAGCGTCATTGCAGGCGTTAACAATCACATGAAAAATCCGACCCTTGAAGGCTTCTGCCTGCTCCTGAACAACCGGATCTGCTCCCTCCGCTACCGATACAATCTTGCCGATAGCTCGGCCTGCAATCTCCTCCGGCGTAAAACCACGAAACTCCGTAGTATGAACCTCGCAGATTCCCGGCTCTATAGATACGTTTACGCCTAGCATCAGATTTTCTGCGTCCTAACCGCGCCACTACGGTAATTATCTGTCGTGCTATAACCCTCGCCAAGCGATTTCAGGTTAGTCATCGCATCCTCGTATTGCTTTTGATACACCGCCAGCATGTCCTGCTCACCCTTCATAAAGGTGTAGCCTTCGACAAGGCATCCATAAAGCAATACGGTTTCCGCGTTATCCCCCAACCAGCTTGTGCCGTCTGCCGAGGTAGTAATAGATGTTGGCTTGTAAAAATAATGAAGCTCAACGGCATAACTGCTATTAGGTGTTGGCCCGAGAATAAAGCTGGCATCGTCAAACAGACCGTAATACTTTGGCGTTGCTGTCGTTGTCGAAACCGGATAAGCCTCTCGGATAAAATTGACATCCTTAAAAATCAAATACTCGTAACCGCTGTTATCGAGAGCTAGAGAGTAAGGTGCCATAAAATCAGTAGGTGTAGTCAGATAAGAGTTACCGCTGGTCATCGTGCCCGTGGTGTTCTTTCTGAAATCAGGTAACTGGACAGATTTTAGAATTCTGTTCTCAGCTTGAGAAATAATCGTCGCAAGATCATTGACAAAAGTTGTCTCTGTATTTTGCAAATAATCCTGCATTGCGCTTTTGAGCGTTGTGAATGTCCAAGCCATTAGCCCGTACTCACTGTTACTTTGCCAACTACCGCAGTAATGTCGAGTCCCACGGTACGACTACCTAAAGCAGAGTTACCCCCACCGACAGGATCCCATGCGTAGAGCTTCCTGCTCTCTGCTTCTCCCGTATCGGGCCTTGGATCTCGTAACGCTTGAGGATCATCCATTTTCAAACGACCAAGCTGCAACTGCGGCTGGTCTTCATCCACTACATCTCGACCAACGAGCAAGCCATTCGGCCTGCCATTTTCAATCTGTGGCACTAAATCTTTCAGCGGATACCTGAATCCTGTGCGATCACAAAACCCAAAAGCTCGTTTGCCTGCGGCATAACTGCTCATAATCGGCTATACCCCCCAGGAACCATGTAGAACGAAGATTTATCCCTGTCGGCATCTGCCGCTAATTCCCATTGCTCATCATAGATTTGCTTGAGCAGTGGCGCGCGCTCTGAGGCTTCTGGACGCTTAACGCTAATGTAATAAGCCAGCCCAGCAGCCATACAAGGTATGAACCTAGAGGGGATATCGACATTATTAGAGGCAGGACTGCCGGAGTCTTCTACTCGCTGTATGTAGTAATAACCCACCTTGTAGGTAACAGCATCATCAGGAACAGGCCATACGTTAATAGAAATAGCAGCAGGATCTTTTTCGATCCAGTATTGGATTGGCCTTCCCTGAGTCAGTTTATTAGTCAGGTGTGAATACTGACTAATAGATATCCTGCTCATCGTCAGGTCAGTCTGCTTTGAGGTATCACCGTCATCAGTCCGTAAGAATGCCTCAATAACATCCAACTCGTCACCAGACAAAGCGTACCTTCCAGTGCCAGGAGTAAGTGTTTGACTGCCCTCTTGAACGCTCCAGAGATTTAACCCCTTGTTCTGCCATTCAAGAAACATAAGATCCAGGCTGCGTCTTGCAGTACGATAGTCGTAACCACTACGCAACTCTAAACCCGCACGCTCATAGGCTTCCTCAAGAATATCGCTAAGGTCAAGATTGAACGTGTATGTGCCGCTAGTCGCCATTTATCTCCCTCTTCCACGCGCTGATCTTGAAGTATTTCTATGTTTCCGCGCCTTAGTGCCTTTAGGTAGCGTTATTGTGCATCGTGGCTTCCTTTTGCCAGGACCGTTACGCACTTGCTTTCCCGTTTGAGCGCGACTAATTACCATTAGCGTTTCTTCTTTTTCTTTTTAGATACTTTCTTCTTGGTCACCTTCTTCTTGGCTACAACCTTCTTCTTGGCAGGCGCTTTCTTCTTGGCAGGCGCTTTCTTCTTGGCAGGCGTTTTTTTGACCGCAACTTTCTTTTTAGGAACTGGCTCTTTCTTAGGAGCGGCCTTGACAGGCTGTAGTTCTAGCAACTTAGCCTTGGCTTCCTCATCAGTCATGCCCTCAGAAACAACAAGCTCATAGCTTCCATCGGAATTCTTAGTCCCAATCTGGAAGACAGGATCTCCCATCGTATCGGGACTCAAAGAAGTCCCGTTCTGAAAAATCTCAAGTTGCGCCATAACTAACTCCCGTTAATAGTTCTTAACCATTTTCAGAACAACCGTATAGGCATCTCCAGAACTATGACCTACGGTTGTGAGCATAATATCTCCGGTAACTCCAGATCCCGCATTGTTCTTCAGACCAGTAAATTCGCTCATATCAAGCGTGTCTGAATAATCCGCAGGTAGATGAAGGGCCAACACATCGGTACTGGCATCCCAAAGAAGTTTGACGCTCATTCCTAAAGTCGAGAACCAAACAGACTGAATAGCCACCGTACTGCAAGCAGTTCCAGAAATAGGATCTGATTCCAACGCGGAAACATCGACCTTCTTAACCGCAGCCTCACCGCTGCCGTCACTGACATTAGTAAAGCTCATCACAACATGACGAGCGCCATCTTGTATTGTTTGACTCGTTACAACATCGGCCATCTTAATCTCCTTTCGACAATCTGGCTGGGGGCAAAGCCCCAGCCAGAGTCGATCAACTATTAACTGTCAGTGAAAGGAGTTGCCAATGTGCCATCACCCATCAGGAACGCCTCGACAAACCAAGTTGTCGTGTTCACTCCCGTTAGCGTGATGAACCCACCAGTCAACCAGCCTTGCTCCACAGCCCCCAGATCAATTACATCGTTGGAGGAAGCCGGATGAAAGTTGTCAGTCTCACCAATTTCTCCCGTATCAAACAGGAACGCCGTTCCCAGAAACCCATCTGTTCCATCGGTTGTAGCTGTTTTGATCTGACCAGCGCCGGTGAAGGTGGTTTCAACAAGAAACTTATAAACGATTCCTGCTGCTGGAGTAGGTAAGGTAACTACGATCCCTGCCGCCCTATTGAAACCAAAAGAAGTTCCAGTATCGGCTGAAGTCAGAGTCTTAGTTGCTGCCGTAATCGACTCGTAATCAGAGAGGATATTTGCAGCACCAGTGAGCTTCAGCGTACCTGTACCAGATACGTTTCCGCTTGAGTCCACATCGAAGTTGTTGGTGGTTGCTCCGGTTCCAGCAGTCTTCGTGATTTGCTCGAATCCGCCTTCAGAACGAACCGGCCCGTTAAAGGTTGTATTAGCCATATCTTTCTCCTGTCTTGGCTAGTGTCAGACACAAAATGTGCCTGTCAGGAAAAAAGAGAGCGACTTAACATTAAGCCGCCCTCCCGTACCAGTTACTTACGCTCCTGGCGAACCGTAGATACCCAATGGGTCACTTACCCCGAATGAGTAACGCTCGCGCGCTTTATAACGCACGTTACCCGTATCGAAGTCACCGTCCATTGAGGTCTCTAGCGAGGTACGCTCGAAATGCCTCAAGCCGTTAGGTACATCAGTGATGATGTAGAAAGAATCCGAGTCAGTCAGGTAATGATTGACCGAATATCCTTCCGGCACGATACCCATGCTGCGTACAGCATTGATGTCGTTATCCGCCGTAGCAACTCTTTGATCTGACTCAAGGAGTCGCGTGGCAATAAACATTCCAGCAGGCGGAACTACCAACCGTGTTGGTCGAGCCGCGATCAGAAGTCCACGCTCATCGGTTAGGGCTGCAATCGTTACAATCGCCGCCTCCAATGAGGTTTCATTCAAATCAGCCGCTGTCGCAGGACGATTATCGTTTGTACCGCCATCCACTCTCGGATGACCGCCGCCGCCAGTAACACCATCACCAGATGCAGTGAAGAGGTTAACCCCGTCACCCGTCTGATAGGAATTGGTGAAACCGTTGTTGAGCGGATTCGCTGCCTTCACCTGCTTGGTATAGGCCATTGCACGAGCTAGGGCTTTTGTGTAACGAGCAGAAAGCGAATCGTATAAATTATCCTCCATCGCTTCTTCCGTAATTGCAAAACCCATCGCAATCGTTTCGTGGTTGTACCTAGCGGTGTACGCTTCCTGTGCAGAATCGTAGGAAATTGCATTTCCTTCGTCCTTCACCGGAGCAGCGCCAAACCCACTCAGCTTCACTTCTTCCTCGAACGAACGCTCTGATGAGGCCGTGTCATAAATAACGGCATGTTCGTCCTGATACTTCTCGTACTCCAAACCAAATAAGGCATTAAGCCCCGGCAGGAGTTCTTTAAGCATTTGCGCTCTTGAGATAGCCATTGCTATTTACTCCTTATATGCCTGTAACGTTGGTTAACTGATGTCCCGCACAAAAGCGGAAAATGCCATCAGTGTAGGA